TTCAACCGCAAAGAAATATAGAGCCGTGTGGTTTGGTTTTATCTTCTCAGGATTCTCGAAGCACCAGTCGAACCATTTTCGTGATAACTCGTAACTATTCATAAAGTAAAACGGCTCAGGTTTTCCGTGATGCGCCACGTACTAACCCAAGCCATTATAATATTTTTAACCAGTCTGCGCATAGACATTACAAATCTACAAAATACTTCCCACAATTCCAACAATTAATAACCAAATTAAGGTTATTGCTGGAGTAGCGTATTTCCAAAAGCGAAGAGTGTTCCGCTTGTCCCATCGTTTAACTTGGTATCGTTTCATATTCTTTGGTTTCAATTAGTTCTTCTTCAGTCAGCAAAAAATAAAGGCTCTTCACTTCGCTTATGTAATTAAGTGGTCGCAAATAAACTGCACAATTTTGAACTTCATCGTAAATTGAAACAGTTGTAAAAACATCTTTCTCTTCGCAACAATCTAAGCATAACCAAGCACCATCCATATCAATTTCAATAGCGTATCTGCTCCAATTATTATCTCCAAATCCAACACTACAAAGCCACTCTTCTGTTAATTTTAATTCTGTTTCTTTCATTTTTTTTACTCACAAAGTTCTTAGTAATAATCTTCTTACTCAGTTACCGTTACGCTCTCCTCAATTAGCTTGTCAATAGCATCTTGACAACCTTCGATTAGGTTAACTATTGAAGTGTCGGTGCTGCCTTTTGAATAGGTATCGTTTAGGAACTTGTCCACTTCTTTGGCGAATGCGTTTCCTTTGTTTTTAAGCTGGTGCTTGAACGCTCTATTGCCTCCGAAGTCGTCTAACGCTTCAACAAAAGACTGTGCAAATACCATACACTTTAACGCTTTAAGGTGCTGCTCGTTCATCTTCTTCAATTTGATTATAATTATAATTTATCTTGGCAAATATTGGGTCGTTAAATTTCAACATTCCATTCACTACTTTGACTGAATGAAGTACTGTAGCGTGGTCGCGATTGAAAACGTCCGCTATCATATGGAGCGTGTAGCAACGTGAATATAGTTCTGTGTAGACCTTCCAAATGGCGAACTGACGAGCGCAAACTATCTGCCTTTCTCTCGTCTTTGACTTGATTATATCGTAACTGTGTCCAGTTGCAAGAACAACTCTGCGAATTATCTCCTGAGTCTCACGATGAACATCAGCGTAAGCAAGGTCTCCGTTTATCAAATCTATCAAATGCTGGGTTTTGTAGTTGAAGTAACCACCAGCCAAAGTGAGAATCTCGTTTAACTCTTGTTTTACTTCGGGCGTTATCCGAACCGTTAGGCTAGTTTCCATACGTGTATGTTTTTCCCGAAGTCGCCTTCTATTAATGTTTCTGTTTTCTTAATCAACCCTTTGTTTTTAAGGTTGCTGAATGACCTTCTAACGGACGTTATAGGCGTGTTGTGCCACTTACTCTCCGAGAGTGTTTCCATTATCTTAAAGTGCCTTAAAACTCGCTCAGGCGTTGCGCCTAAGTTGTCGTGGTTCTTGAAGTACTCAAGCACCAGTTCGTCCTGAGTCTTGGCTTTCTTCCGGGACTCGTTTAGAGCCGTTCCTTTTTCTTCGTTCGTGTTGTAGTAACTCATATCTCTTCTGCGTGTTTCATTAAATTATCAAAATGACCATCAACTATTAAATCACACATAGGGTGATAAAACTCTTCATCAGTTACGAATGGTTTAAAATCTTCTTTGTCCATCCACGACTCTTTTTCAAACGGATAACCGCTTAAGCCAATTGCCATATGAAAACGCATTTTTGAATAGCCAATAGTCATTTTCTCAAATGTTGTGTTATCTAACCAAAGGTTCAATCTTCGGTGGACTTCCCAGCATATCTCTTCATATCGTTCTTTTTCCATCTTAGTATTTGTTTATATAGTTTATAATTGCTTCTTGAGTTCTTACGCTTACTCGTTCGCCTTTGAAATAAGCGTAAACGGTCTGCGTGGATAGCCTTGTGTCTTTAGCTATTCGGTAAGCGGTTATCTTCTTAGCGTTAGCTTCCGCAGTTACTTCGCTAATCTTCGGTATCTGAATCATTTTTTTAATCTTGAATAAGTTTACTTTCTAAAATAAATTCCAATGCTTCGTAAGTCTTTACCCAGCCTAAACTAATCCCGTTGTCAGATGCTCTAAAGCTATCCGAGCAGTCGTCATCTTCGTAGATGTCAATGGAGATATTACCTAGTTTATAACCGACTACGTTATTGCCTTCAAAGCCAAGTCGTCTAAAGTCTTTATGCGTTAATGCTTTCATTGTTTTGGTTTAATTGGATTATTGGGTAGTTCCGCGTAGTGAGTTGGAAATATAGGTTTACCGTGGTATCTCCAAACACCCGAACTAGAAAAATAAGCAGTAAACCAATGAAGGTCAAAAGCCAAATAGAAACAACCCCCTTCAGGGGCTGAATCTTTTATTTCGTGTATTGTTATCGTTTGTTCCATTTGACTAACCCCAAAGAAGAAAATCAATATCTTCCATTGAATCACCCAAAGCGTTAAAGATGCTTGTGTGATATTCTGAATCTGGTCGGTAGTCAGTTGTTGGCTTTGCTTTTTCAGTGTTAAAATCTTCGCTTAGTTTGCTTCCGATTCTCATTAGTAGTTCATTTTTCATTGTTTTGTTTTTTTAAATGTTTGTCAAATATATATATTCTTTTGAATATTCAAACTATTAAAAGAAATTTTTTTATTCTAGTTCCTTAACCTTCTCACGGTAGTAAGCAAGTTTCTCCTCCAGTTCCCAAGTGGCCAGCTTCACGGTCGTTAAACTAAGCTGGTGCATCTCGTCCGCCAGTCCTTCGCGCTCCCGGTCAAGGTTTAAGCCGAAGTCATATTGCCGTCCTTGTTGCATTACATTGCACCCGTAGCATTGCGGTCGGCAGTTATCTTCGTGCCACCTTGTCGCGTATCTTGCTCGGCTCATAAAGTGCCCGTTCTGAATCTTCTTTACTTCATAGCTTCGTCCGCAAGTGTAGCACTCAACAAAGCCGTCAAGGTTAACCGCCCTCAACCGAATGAATCGACTGAAGGCGGCATCCAACTCTTTGACAATTTTACTTCTACTTTTCTTCAAAAGGGAAGGTCGTCCGTTACTTCAACGGTAGTCGCTTGAACGGTAGCCGCTTGTGGTTTAGGTTTGAAGGTATCGACTGAAGCGTAAAGTTTGTTCTGCTTACTTTCCTTAATCTGAGTCCGTAACTCAAGACCTTCTTTGCCTTCAGTTAGGTGCTGGTCGTTTTCCTTAAGCCAAGCAATTAGCTTAGTCGGATTAATAACAAGACTCGCTTTCACAAAATCAGGTGCTTTCTCGTTTGGTGTAAAGACGTTCACACCGTCTATAAATACTACTTTGTTTTCCATTTTATTTTGGGTTTATTAAGTTACTAAGGTAATCATTTGCAAACTCCAGTCTCTCCCGGAGTTGCTCTTGCATTTCAAGGTCTTGCTCTACTCTAATCTCAATCAGTTTAAAGCGTTCGTCTTTGATACGTGGGTCGAAGCTAACAAACCTACAAGCTAACGCTCCAGTTGCCAGCATTTGCCCTTGCATCTGCCACATATATTTCGGGTCAATGTAACCCTCAAAGGCAGTCTTTAAGTGGTTGCTGGTATTGTACGGGCATTTGATTTCGATAAGTTCTCCGTTAACCATTCCGTCAGGGCTTGCGCCTGAGTAATCATTAATCTCAACGAACGGCATTTCTTCAATCGTTAAGCCAGTAGTCTCTTCAAAGTAAGCCTTGCAGATTGGTTCATTTTCTGTTCCCCAATCCAAAGCGGCTCCGAATATTTCCTTTCTTTCTTCCGTCAAGAGTTCTGCCGCCTTCTCATAAATATAACTAACGGCAGTCGCTCCTAGAACTTCGTCTTTCTTTCGGGCGTTCGTCATTAGTTCCCCGAACCGGGAAGCCGTAAACTTCCCCATTCGTTGCTTGTGCCATTCGTCTGTCCGTTGTTCAGTAAATAGTTCTTCCAACATCTTACTTTCTTTTAAAGTCGTCCGATTCATCTTCGCCAAATACTCCGACTTCATAAAGCCCTGAGAGTTTCAAAACCACTCTGCTCAAGGCTCGTTTTTCTGCCATTGCTACCGGGTACTTTTGCCGAGTATTATCGGGTGCAGACTCTCCGAATGTTTCCATTTGAACGGGTAAGCCTTTGGTGTTGCTCATCTCACCAGTAGCTTTAATAACTACGTGTTTAAGGTCTTCCGATAAGCTGACTACCTCATAGCTAACTCTTATGCACTTATGCGCTTGGATGCGCTCGATGCCTTGTCGGGTTATAATTACAAAGCCTTGTGGGCTTTTAAAAAAGTGGTCTTTGGTTAGACCGTTTTCTTTTGCGAGACTAGTTAGTCTCTCTTTCTGCGTTTCGTTCATCGTTCTGTTTTTGATGTTTATTAAAAATACTAATTTAAAGTCTGAATGTCAACTGCCGTTCTTCTGTAATCGTCATAAATACGAATAAAAGTGTAAGCTGAACATTTGATTGGTTCTACTCTTGAATGTTTTACAATTTGCCAAAACTCGTTAGAGTTTGCGCTTATCGTTCCGCCTCCGCATTGCAATTTTTGTATTGCTTTGTCTGCTAGTTTACGGGCAAATGCTGGGATTTGCATATCGGAAAGTCGCTCTTGGAATGTAAGGTGGTTCATAGTTCTGTTATTAAATGTTTCGACAAATATATAAATAACCTTTTGAATAATCACCATACCAATGCAAGTTTTTTCAAATTATTTTTTTTTTGAACTTAATTTTGTCGTGAATAGGCGTTTAAAATAGCCTCTTGGTTTAACTCAATCTCACGGTTTCGCTCCTCTGCGCTGACTGCCGCATCAAAAATAACGTCTTGCGTGTCCTCAAATTGGCGAACCTTGTAGCCTATATAAAGAAGAAGCCCCACAATAAAGAAAAGAAGGCAAACCGAAACGGTTAATAAGAAGATAATCATAATTCCATTAGTTCATTTATTACAGTCTTGCCACCTATCACAACGGCACAACCAATCGCTGGTTTCTTTCCACGTTTAGCGTAAGCGAAAGCGTATTTATCGAAGTCAATTCCACAACCTACCTGAGTGCCAAAGACTTTAAAGTTCTGCCCAACGTACCATTCTGAATAGCATTGCGTATGGAGGTGTCCTTGCACCGTGCTTTGCATATCCGCCCGACATTTAGTTCGAGCCGTTCCAGCTTCCCCGTGAACATACTGCACTCCATCGTAAGCCACCCGGTCAACAAATCGCCACGTTGGAGCGTTCAAGACTTCGTTAAATGATTTTATCCAAGCCTTCGGAATGCCGCCACTAAAGGCTTTACGGCTTATGATACGGTCGTGGTTTCCTATTGTTACGTCCGCAACTGGAAACGCCTCCACCCATCTTTGAAGTCTTTGTATTGCAAGTTCCAATTCTTCGCCTCCACCTAAACCGTCCGGGTCTGTCTCGTGGAAACTAGAGTGATGCGAATCAATGCAGTCGCCAATAAAGACCACTTGGTTGCAATTGTGCTTTCGGTAGGTGTCCTTACAGAAGTCAAGGTAACCATCAAGACAAAACGGTTCGTGCAAGTCGCCTATTACTAGAATCCTACGCTCCTTTCGGGTAAGGTTATTCCAAGCATCCAACATTTGCCCCTTTATTCGGGGTCTTACTTCCTTCATTGTGCTTGAACTATGTCCGCAAACTCAGCATCTAGCGAACGAATTTCCCGAAGCAACTCCGCCCATTTAATCTTAGTCTCAAAGCGTTCTAAATCAGTCGACTCAGTACCAAGATTTGCTTGGTTTGAAGCGTTCTTTTGTAGCAATTTGTCGATTTCTTCTCTTGTAATTGGGTTCGTGTGGTATGTCATCTGTTTATAATGTTGCGACCAACTCCAACACCAATAAAGTGTTGACCGTTAAAGCCATAGTTTGCGCTAATGTAAGTTCTTTTAATCGTAGCTTGTAAGCCAACCCCGAATAAAGGCGTGTAACTTTCGACAAAATCACTCTGAAGCCCGACCAATCCGTGAACACCTAACGCCCAGCCTAAAGGTTTCTTCCTCAATTGCACTTTCAAGTTCTCGGTTCTGTTCTGATAGTTAGACCAAGTTAGTCGAATGTCGTTTACTGTTGTGTCATAATTAGCTACCTCAGTAAGCCACGTTTCCACTATCTTTAAAGTATCTATCAATAACATTGTATCTAAGCGAATAACTATCTTATCCGAGTAGATTGTATCGTAACGAGTAACAAGTTCTTTAGAGACAAACCTAACGGTATCGGTTCGCCATCTATCAACGTATTTAATAGTCGGGACTGGCTTCTCTATTACCTTTGTTATGGTTTTGGCTTCTGAGTT